AAAAAGAGCACGTATGGATGCAAGGCGCGATCGTAATACGGCGCGAATGAATGAATCTATGCGCCGACGATCCCAGCTAAAAAGTAAGCGCGAGGCTCAGATGGCTGCTCGCGAGAAGAAAGCGGAGGCTAGGAAGGCGAGACGGATGAAAATAAATGATCGGCAAATGACTCGAGAGCAACAGCTCGCAAAACGATTCGGCAACGATCGCAGTTCCCCGCAGGCGGCGGAGAAGTATGCTCAGTTCCGTGCGAATAATGACATGCGTAAGGAGCGCTTCCGAATGGCGGATGCTAAACTCCAAGACCGATATGCACGTCAAGACGCCAACTTCAGTAATCGGAGAAAGCAGGCTGACACACGGTACAACAGGATCAACACCCAAAGTACAGCCTTCATGGATAAGTACAACGCCCTATATAATCCGCCTAAAGAGCCTACCCGCAGCCTACAGGGCACCCAAGATACTACACTAGGGACACAGGGCACCCAAGATACTACACTAGGGACACAGAGCCAGAACCCTAATACCACGATGGATGCGGCATCGGCCAGAGCGCTCATGGAAGATAGGATGAAACCCATGCCTAAGCTGAAGAGAGGCGGTAAGGTTAAACCTAAAACCAAAGCTCGTGGCAAGGTTAAAGCTAAGGCTCGTGGTAACGGCATTGCTTCACGCAACAAAACTTGTAAGATGCGATAATGCGTAGATACCCCAAGAAAGGTAAGAAGTAATGGCTACATCAGGCACTACAGCATTTAACATGGATTTTACCGAGATCGCCGAAGAAGCGTGGGAGAGAGCTGGACGCGAGATGCGCTCTGGTTACGACCTACGTACTGCTCGTCGCTCTATGAATCTGCTTACCATTGAGTGGCAGAATCGCGGTATCAACATGTGGACTATCGAAGAAGGCACAGTAGCCCTAACTAGCGGCACCGCAACTGTAGACCTCCCTGCCGATACCATCGACCTACTAGAACATACCTTGCGTACCAATGCAGGGAACGCGACTACTCAGAACGATCTTAGCCTAACACGTATCAGTGTGAGTACTTACGCGACTATCCCAAACAAGTTGTCACAAGGTAGACCCATACAACTTATGATTAACCGGGGAGCAGAGAAACCTGTAGCTACAGTGTGGCCTGTACCCGACAAAGCTGGGTATTCTATAAACTATTACCGCATGCGTAGGATACAAGATGCGGGGGCAGGGGTATTTACTGCGGACATGAACTTCCGCTTCTTCCCTTGTCTTGTGGCAGGACTAGCGTACTATATAGCTATGAAAGTACCAGAACTAGAGCCTAGACTATCTATGCTGAAAGCTGCGTACGACGAACAATTTACTCTGGCAGCTAACGAAGATAGAGAGAAGGCGTCAGTTAGGTTTGTACCTAGAATGGGGCACCCGTAATGGGAACTAAGTTTGCGGTAGGTAAGAAAGCATTTGGGTTCTGTGACCTATGCGCTTTTAGGTATAAACTAACGGAACTAAAAAGTTTAGTTAGAAAAGGCGTAGACACGAACATAAAAGCGTGTCCGTCGTGTTGGAATGGGGATCACCCCCAGAACAGACTAGGGGAGTTTCCAGTACACGACCCACAAGCGCTACGTAATCCTAGACCCGATCAGGGGTTGGATGCTAGCAGAGCACTACGGGAGTCTGGCTTTAATCCTGTGGGCTTTAGTGGGACTGCTTTTGGTGTACTGAATAACTTGCTAGTACTTAAACTAGAGCTTGGGAACGTAACGGTAGAGATTACATGACTTATAATGAATTAGTAGCCGCGATACAAGACACCACTGAGCAGACTTTTACAACTGCTCAGTTAGACCTGTTCATAACACAGACAGAAAATAAAATTTACGCGGTGGTAGACTCGGCGGGTTTGCGAAAGAAAGAGACTAAAACTCTGAGCGCGGGGGCGAATTTCTTTATCCTCCCGACGGATTATTTGTACATCTATAATGTATCTATTAGTGACCCGGCAAGTAACACGATTAGCCTCATAAGGAAGGACGAGTCATTTCTCAGAGAAGCGTACCCGTTTACCAGCGGGGATAATGAGGTAAGCGCACTAGCAAAATACTACGCAATATCAGACGCCGGAACCATTGCATCAGTAGCGCCAGTATCCAACAGCACCAGCGTACAGGTTACTACACACTACGCCGAACAGCCTCTTAGTATAACTAACCCTCAGTTTGACGATAGTACTAACGAAACGCAGTTATCACGTAAGTTCTCTAACGTACTACTTAACGGTGCTTTGGTAGAAGCCGCACGCTTTATGAAAGCGGAGCAGGATATTATTGCTAACTACGACAATATGTTTAATCAGAGTCTATCAGAGTATAAAATACAGCAAGAAGGTAAAAACAAACAAGACGCCTATCGTAATGGGCAGACAAGGGTACCGGTGCAATAATGGCTATTACACAATGTATTACACATATAGCTAAACAGTTCTTACTGGGTAATCCAGACGGACTATCAAGCGGGCCTGACTGGACTAGTTCTAGCGACTGGAGCATAGTGCTAATAGATGGCAGTGTCGATGTAGGCCCAACCACAAGTAACGTTAATAGTCCCGTTGGAGAGCTTGCCTCCACAGGTAACTACGTCCGCAAGGGCATAGCACTAACGACATCTAAGGACGCTACTACTGGCACTGTTATGGCAGACTTTGCGGATGCGGTATGGACTAACGCTACGTTTACTGCGAGTGGAGCTATCGTAAAAACAGGATCTGGCGCTAACTACGCTGTTATAGTACTAGATTTTGGTGGCCCTAAGACAGTTTCTAATGGTACGTTTACTGTCAAGTTCCCCAATGCCGACATAAATAATGCTATAGTTAGACTAACTTAATCGAGATATTAAAATGGCAACAGCATATTCTACAATCCTAAAGCTCGGACTCCCTGTACAAGGGGAGCTAGACGGCACTTGGGGTGACGAAGTAAATAACAAAGTTACCAAAATGGTGGAAGAAGCCATTGCGGGCCGACAGGTGATAAACACTTGGTCAGGTAACTCTCACACGTTATCTATAGTTGAGGGCGCAGCGTCGGGGTCTAGAGCGGCTATCCTTACTTTGACGGATACTGGTACTAACTTGACCGGCGCGGCTACAGTTGTTTGTCCTGCAAACTCTAAGCTATTCGTTATGCAAAACTCTTCAGGCCAAGCAGCTACGTTAAAAACACCATCGGGCACTGGTATCAGTGTAGCCAACGGCGGCACCGCCCTTCTAGTATGTGATGGCACTAACGTAATAATCCCATCCACCACACTAGAAACCGTACTTGACGCGGGTAACAGCACCTCGGGCAAGGACATCGCGGTATCCGCTGGCGACGACATTAAATTTAGTGACACTTCTAGAGCTATATTTGGTGGTGGTAGTGACCTACAAATCTATCACGACGTTACCTCTGGTAACTCCATCATCCAAGAAACTGGTAGTGGAAACCTACTTATTAAGGCCATTGATATTGAGATGGGCACTGTTAGCGGCGCAAACAACTTCGTAATGGACGTAGACGGCGCCATCGACCTCAAACATGGGTCTGGCGCTCTGGCTATATCCACTAGTGCTACAGGTGTTGATCTCCCTGCGGGTAAGGCTATTAAGGTCGGTACTCCATCTATTTACTCTGGTTCTGGTGATCCTAACTCCACTGTAACGGCGGTTCCGGGGTCTCTGTATATGAACTCAGCCGGTGGGGCTAATGAATCTTTGTGGGTAAAAGAATCTGGGGATGGTACTAATACTGGATGGGTGGCGAAATAAAATGGTCGAAGAAACTAAGGATGCACTAGACGTGATAGCAGGCTCAACAGCACTACTTACAGTTGCCGCGTGGGTTCCGCCCGTAGCAGGTATTTTTAGTATCTTATGGTTCGCGTTAAGAATATGGGAATCTGATACCGTTAGGGAGATTACTAACCGTGTTAAATCTGACTAGCTTAATTGCTCCAGTATCTAAACTTGTTGGAGGCTATTTTAAAAACAAATCTGAAGAAAAGCAGGCTGTCCACCAAGCCAAAATGGAAGTCATCAAAAACGATGCCGACTGGGAATCGAAGATGGCTGATGCTTCGGCAACAAGCTGGAAAGATGAGTTCTGGACGGTCGTCTTAGCCATACCTGTATTTATGGTGGGCTACGCTATTATTGCTGATGACACTACGATAATCGACCGAGTTACATTAGGGTTTGCCGCACTAGAAGATCTACCAGAATGGTATCAATATCTACTGTTTATCGCTATCTCAAGCTCTTTTGGTATAAGAGGGGCAAGCAAGATAATGGGAATGCGCAAGTGAGCCGGTACAAGTACTTCAAGATAAGCGATTTTGACTGCCAAGAGACCGGCGAGAACGATATGGAGCCTGACTTCATTGACCAACTAGATGATCTACGAGAAGCCTGCGGGTTTCCTTTTATAGTTACGTCTGGGTACAGAAGTCCTCTCCATAGTATTGAGAAACGCAAAGCGACTCCGGGCACACATGCCCAAGGTATCGCCGCAGACATAAAAGTATCTGGAGGCCAACAACGCCGCCTTATAGTAAAGAAAGCTCTAGAACTGGGCTTCGGTGGTATAGGCATAGCCAAAGGTTTTGTACACGTTGACATCCGATGCAGTAAAGAAGTGATGTGGTGTTATTAAGCACCTGTCGTTTCTAACCTATTAAATAGAGACTAGACATGACCATACAGAAGATAGTAATTAAGCCCGGAGTAAACCGAGAGAATACTCGGTACACTAGTGAAGGTGGCTGGTGGGAGTCCGATAAGGTACGTTTCCGTCAAGGCAACCCTGAGAAGATCGGCGGCTGGCAAGCTATATCTAGCAACACGTTTTTAGGCGTGTGCCGTTCTCTGTGGAATTGGTCTACATTAGCAGGGCTGGACATATTCGGTGTGGGCACGCACCTGAAGTTCTATCTAGAAAGTGGTGCTGCGTATAACGACATTACACCTCTACGTAAGGCACAGGCTACTCTTGCTGCTAACCCTATTACTACTAATACAACTGGCGGCACAGAAAACGTCATAAGTATTGCGGATACTACCGGCGGATACAAGCTAAATGACTTTGTTACTATTGGCGGTGTAGCGGGGACGGGAGACCCTGCGGCCTTTAATGGTATACCTATAACGGACATAAACAAAGAACACCAGATAACTTCCGTAGCCGCTAATGGGCAGTCTTTTACTGTCGTTGTCGCTACTAACGCTACAAGTGCCGGTGCTGGCGGGGGTTCTAGCGTAACTGCTGCATACCAGCTCAACACCGGGTCAGCTATTGACGTACCTACCTCTGGATGGGGTGGTGGTACTTGGGGACAGGGAGACTGGGGACACAAAGATGGAACCGTACTGTCCGCTATTTCGCAAATCCGTTTGTGGAGCCAATCTAACTTCGGTGAAGACCTTATTTTTGGCCCTGTAGGTGGAGCCATCTACCTATGGGATGCTAGCGACACGTTGACCACTAGAGCTACTCTATTGTCTGCCGAAACCGGCGCGGCGGGGGTA